CCCAAAGCACGGGTCGTTTTGTTTGACCTATTCCTTCAACACCTGTTGGTACTACTACGGCAGATGCTGCTAAAGTTACTGAGCCAAGCGCAGAAGTTCCTGTAACCGCTGTTACGTTTGCACCCGCACCTGCGAAAGTTACGACTGAACCAAGTGCGGATGTTCCTTCAATACCTGTTAGCGTTAAAACAGAAGTACCAACGATAGTTGGATCACCTGTCTCTCCAACCCCTTCGACACCCGTTGGAAGTGCGGCGGCAGGAGCAACAACACTATCTACTTCACCTGTAGCCGCTACACCTGTCGGGAAGACATTAGAGATAATACCAACAGTAACGGAGCCAAGTGCAGAAGTAGCTTCTTCGCCCGTAACAGATACAGGTGCGCTACCAGAAACAATATAGTCTTCGTCAATACTACCGATAGCCTCAAGACCAGTAACTTCAGCGATAAACTCGGCAAACGCCTTAACAGTTCCTACAGCTGTAGTTGCTTCTACACCTGTAACAGAGAAAACACCTTGAGGGATAACGGTAACGGAGCCAAGTGCAGAAGTAGCAGAAACGCCAGTAGGGGAGGCGATAGCAAGACCGAGGGAGTCATCATCAGCAATGGATGTTTCTGCAATGGCGGCGAAGCCTAATGACATTTACGCCTCCAGTTCTGCTACACGAGCCTCTAGCTTTTCAATAGATGCTTGTTGTTCTTTTATAGCCTCAATAAGAAGGCCAACCATGTTGCCATAAGCTACAGTTTTAGTTCCTTCACGGTTTTCGCTTACGACTTCTGGAATAATAGACTCGACATTTTGAGCAATCACACCAATCGAAGGATCGCCAGACTCTTTCCAATTAAAAGACACCCCGTTAATTTGCTGAACTTTTGACAGAGCATCTGTGATCGGCTGTATGTTTTCTTTAATTCGTTCATCCGAAGAAGATGTAATATCGCCCGTTACGGAAACACCAGACTCTGTTATGGTCATAATGTTTGTTACACCAACAGCAACCCCACCCGTTACATTGGACTTTACTCCGAAAATGATGGATGCGCCCGTGGTTGCATCAGTATTTACTACAATACGAGCAGCATTGCCGTTTTGATCGGGAGTACCATCTTGATGGTTAAAAGCGACATTTGAGTTTCCATAACCATCGTTAATGGTCATAGCAATACTGCCAGAGCCTCGCCCTGCAACCAAATCTCCACTTGTTGAATAATCACCAGTGCCAGAGGTTTTGCCACTAAGACCATCAAAAGTCCCATCACCAGTTGCACCAGTCGCAACTGCCGTTACACGCCCGTAAGCGTCAACGGTGATAGTGTCGATTTTAGTACCATCAGCAGTTGAACCGTAAGTTCCAGAACCAATACCGCCTGTGGCCATATTCAGCGTTACAGTTCCGCTAGTGCCGCCGCCTGTAAGGTTCGTGCCAGCAGTCACACCCGTAATGTCACCTACGTTAGATGTCCATCCAGCATCGTTATTCATGCCGGATAGGGCAATATTAGCCTTTGTTAATTTTCTTTGGGCGTTTAAGTCGTCTACTACAACAAAGAAATCCCCATCCCCGTTTGTAGTCGAGGTAGCAAGTTCCGAAAGATCAAGGTTGATTGTAGGCGTTACGCCTTCGCCAGATGCGCTACTAATATCAATCGCAGTGCCTTCCGTCAGAGCCGCGACATAGTTACCAGTCGTGTCCGTGCCAAGCGCGACAGAGTTCGCCGCAATCGTAGTAGTGACGGCGATGTTGCCAGAGCCATTAATGCCCGTAGCAGTGCCTGTGACATCACCAGAAAGCGTCAGGCTTCGAGCCGTTTGCCAAGTCGTAGCTGTACTTGCGTTGCCGCTAAGTGCCGCTGTAATTGTACCCGCAGAGAAGTTCCCAGAGGCATCACGAGCAACAATAGTGCTTGCCGTATTTGCGTTTGTAGCGTTTGAGGTAACGGTAAAGGTAGACCCTTCGCCAGAGGCAGAACCAGAAAGACCTACGCCGCTAACCGCACCCGTGGCGATATAATCACCAGCCGTATCCGTGCCAAGGTTGATTTCATCCCATGCAGGAGCCTGTGATGCAGAACCAGTACCAGTTTGGCTGAGATATTTCTTGGTAGTGGTCGTATTACCCGACAGTTTAGCGAGGGTGTTTGACGCTGAAGAATATAGCGTATCACCAGTCGTATAGGCGTTGTTGCCCGTACCGCCGTTGGTTTCGTCTACAGTACCTGTAAGCGAGATAGTTTGCGCGGTAATGTCAATGTTCGTGCCGCCTGTAAAAGTCGGCGTAGCGGAAAACTGAGCGAATGTAATATCGGTTGTACCAAAGGTAATCGTACCTATTGTACTACACACATAGGACTCACCAGCCCCTGTATCACCCTCTTGGACATAAAAATACGAACCCTCATCAAGGCCGTCATTAGAATTTGGCTCATAACTATCCGCATCCGTAGCGCGGGTCATTACCCAGTTAGTAGCCCCAGAGCCTACATCAGTTACTGTATATACACCATTCTGCGTAGCATCAGCCTGAGTGTAGATAAGAACTCGGTCACTGACCGATAGCGTAATCCCGTCAATAGATAGAGCCGCTTGTGCGCCAGCATTTGTGAGTGTGGCACCTACGCCAGCCGTACCGTTGTCATACGTCACCGTCAACGCTGTGGGTGATTCCACCCTTACCGCGTCATGAATGTGGATAGCGGATGAAACAAGATTGTCTACATACTGCTTTGTGGCGACTTCAAGGGCTGCTGTTGGATTACCACCAACAGTAATTTGACCTTGAATAAGCACATCCCCAGACGCATCCTCGTAAACAGAGGCTTCTTTCGGGATGGTGACGAACACGATCTTCGTGCCAGCGGAGAAGTTTACAGCCGCATCTGAATTAGACGAGGTGTAAATGGTATCCCGTGACAGCGTTGTTCCTGATGCTGTATATGTACCAAGTCCTACCTCAAACTCATTAGCCGAGGTATGCTGAATAACATAATAGGTAGTGTTTCCATCACCTATACCAGCAAAAGATTCAAAACCAGTCTGCGCCCCACCAAGGGTAATTGTACCCGTACCTGTGGTAGTCGTAGTCTCTTTAATACGGTCAGCAAGAACAAGTGCCACGGCTGGCCTCCTACTTACGCAATGCGGATAATAGCGTTAGAAGCGTTTGCCGTAGGAAACTGAATCGTAAATGTACCTGCAGTTGAAGTTTTATCACCACCAAAGTCTAAAGCAGCAACAGCAGCATTAGTAGCAGAGCTATTATAGATCAATGCGCCACGAGCAGTAATTGTCGCCGTGGTAAAGCTCAGATCTGCAAAGTCTGTAAATGCAGTCGTGCCAGAAGTGGTTGGCGTTACGTTAGTGAGTGCGCCACCGCCTGTTGCGTATGAACCACTAGAAGCAACTTCGCCTGTGGTAGTAAACGCAGTTGTGGACGCACCAAGAGTTGCGGTTGTAGCAGCTTTGCCACCGCCACCAATAGCATAAAGAGCCAGCTTAAATGTATTACCAGTAGCGTTAGTAAAATCATGTGTACCCGTAAGAAGCTGGGACTTAAACGAAGTGCACATTGCCTGAGTGATAGCCATCATAATCTCCTAATCAAGTCAGCCAAATCTTTTTGACCCGCTTCGCGGATCTTCTGGGTGATTGTACCACGCTCTTCGCGTCTAGCCAAGTCTATGTATTGTTTTAGGACAGTTCTTATGTTGTCTTGAAATGCAATAGCTTGATCCTTGATAGGTTCAGGGGCTGTATTAGCCACATTTAGTATTTTATCCATAGCAAGTTCAACAATTTGATCAGAACTCAACCCACCATTGTTAGATGTCGCCACATTGACGCTCATGACACTTACGCCAGTCTCCACGCTAATCATTATATGTTACTCCCTTTATGTCATGTCGCCCTATCATCACTGGCTCACGCCCGTCAAGGGGTTCTGGGCTACCTAGTTCTTGGTCACGAGCATCTTTGTAGAATCTATGCTCTGATTCTTTCAGAACTACGATGTTGCCGTCCTCAATAAACTGCACCAACGGGTCTTCTAAACGATGATAACCATACAATTTCTCATTTAGAGGGACATTTGTGTCAAGAAAAGCGGATTGCCTAGCTGTCTCTACAACAATACCTTTTGCCAATGCTATCGCCGCCCAAAACTCGCAGCAAGCACGACCAGCTTCTGCAAAATGTAGGTTCTTTTTGTAAGAGAAGTCGATGCCGTAAAGACTGATTTTCTTTACTTTAGCCGTAATTGCGTACGCTAAAGCGTACGCTACAGTGTTATTAAAGTAAGAGTATCCAAGTTCTGTAATTACTTTCGCAAGTGGATATTCAACAATTTCAGGCACTCTTTCATCTAAACAGCATGAGTAGATAGGGCCTTTATTAGGTGTTTCTAGTAAAAACTCAATCGCAATTCCAGTTTGTGTACCTGCTTTTACGTCATCAAGGAAACGACTTGCGGGATCCATCATAAAAGTGCGATCAACATGAATTATGCCACCAATACTGTTGATGCCCCATACCTCATCAAAACTCTGTGAGTTAATCCGAGCCATTATATAGTCCGCGTAACTACCGCCAAGCCCGACAATAGCAATACTTTTACCTTCTAAAGTCTGATCCATTTATGTTTTTGGTGCTCTCACCAACCCCATTCTATAGGCATCGGTGTTTTCTACAGCTTCACCATAGTTTTTCAAGCGTTGTGCCGCTTCTATAAAGCGGTTCTGATACATCGCCATTACGTCTGCCTCACCCTTCATAAACGTATAAGCCTCAATTAGCGACCCATACAACAATGCGTCTGGCGCATTCGTGCCAAACCATGACGTACCATCGGCTGTTGCTGTTATTGATTGTGGTCGATAGTAGTAATGTAATTCAACATCGTAATCATCATCTGGCGTTGGAGCAAGTATAAAGTTGTTCACGTCAAATGTTGAATAGTATCTCGGTTCACCTGTTGTAGCAGGATTAGGATTAAACTCCTGTATGAAGTTTACGTCCTTTTGTAACAGAAACACTTTTTCACTGCTGCTATTTGTAAACGATAAAGAAAAGGTAGCAAGATAATCGGAAGGCACCGACAAAAACTGATTGCTTGATGTCATACTTGCACTGACGTTTTTCCTAAAGTAATCAAGCTCAATGAGCTTCAACAGCCGCTCTTCGGCATTTGTGATAAAATTATCAAGGTTGTTCACAAAAGTCGTTTCCGTGTTTTGTGTGTAGTCCTGAATAGCTTGCTTTAATGTTGTGTATGTGTAGCTCATGACGTGCTCACCGTAACTGTTCCTACCACGGCTCTTGCCGAAGGATTACTTTCATATACCAGAGTTGTCAGATTAAATACAGGGAACGTGATTGTTTCTGACATAATATTTTGCGTATCGGGTCTTGCATTTTTTAGGGCTTGAGCATCAGCTCGTACATGAACAGGTTCAAGCTGTGGATGTTTTGGCTCATATTCATCTGGACCTACAAGCAAACCATTCCACTCTTTGCGCATTTCACGCAAGCGATAGCGAAACCCAGAACGATCCGAAATACCCCAAGCATTTGCTCCTACTGCAAAGTTGCCCATTAGTTCACCGCATAATATCTAAGGTTTGGCGAGACTTGGAAAGTAGAGCGATCTCGATCCTCTGTTCTCGCCCTATCAAACTCTTCTTCGTATACCGCTTTAAGCAGCGTGACACGTTCAGGCGCACGCTTCATGGACAGGTAATACGCTAATCCAGCCGCTAGGCATGGATAAAATCGAAACGGCACCTCAACCGTATTGGTCATGGTATCAGCGTCTTCTATACGAGTTAGTACGTCATACACA